CACTACCCCAATTATCCAATGTCCAATCTACTGCAGATATTGCACTACCTGTATTAGGCGTAAATGTAGCAACACCACCAACGCCATAACCGCCAGCTCCATACCCGCCAACGCCGTATCCAACAGTCGCGATAGCTGGTGATGGATTGATAAAATATTGATAACTTGCATATTTATTATTTAAGTATCCACTTAACGCAAAAACATAACCTGATACAGATTGAGACCCCGTGGTAGAACTTGCATATGAAACGCTATTTGATGTGTAAGAAGTAACAGTATATTCCCCATTATATCCAACAGGCGTTACTCCATATATAAGAACTGTGCTTCCAGGCTGAATGGCATATGTTCCACTAAATGATACAGTGGCGGTAGATCCAGTGCCGCTTGTAGCAGTTGTTGGTGCAGACGTAGCAGCCGCAGAAGCAAATATTCTAAAATAATCTGGATCTGGAGGGTCTGCGGCGTAAACATTATACCCGCCTGAAAGAGTTATTGAACCAAGATTAAACGGAACAAGTATTGGAAATAAGTCTCCAGGGGCGTAATTATTCCCTGGCATATATACATTGACAAAAGCCTCGCCTGGATTGAAGAAAAACTCTGGCGATGTTCCACCATTGGTAACTGTAGCATTAGCTAAAACAGCATTTCCATTTATATCTGTAACAGAAACAGAATAATGATCTGTGTCTATTGATGTGCATTGATATTCGCCAAAGACTACAAGGCCAGCAATTAATATTGGCACCTTTATAAAAACAACATCAAAACTACTAATATTTGAACCTGGATCATAAATTGTTACTACGTTTGATCCAGATGTCGTAGATGCACTAATTAATGGTTGAGGATTAGATTGATACGTTCTTGGCGTAATAACTACAGGCTGCGCCGTTGAACTATTTAAACTATTATTAATGACAGAAAGAGCATCACCAGTTGTGCTTGATGCTTGATTGCCTATAGCTAAATGTGTTGTTGAGTTTACATCTTCCCACGCCCACAAAGCGCGTGTAATGGATGGGGCTGTCGCCGTAGCATTTGTGCCAACGCCAGGATATTTTGACCATCCACCAAGCTTCTGAACAAGACCTATACCCTGTTTATCGGGGACAAATCTGACAAGTTGAGAAATAGAAATACCCGCCTCATTAAGGGCGAGAGTTCTGTTTTCATCGACGCCTGGTAGAAGCTTTAAAGTTGCATGGGGCATCTATTAACCCCTCGTCGGAGTAGCAAATTTAGAAGAATCTTGCGACGACCAAGCAGCAGCCTCAAACTTCTTACGGGACTCTTCGCTAAGAGCAGACTTGAGAGCATTTTGATAAATTGATTCCCAAGTCACCGCCATTTGAGGGTCGCTGGCGGCAGCTGAAGAAAAATTCCTTTGATATCCAGAAATATAAATCATTGACGCCGCAATAAACACATCTGGAAGATAAAGGCCAATGAATGTTGATTTGTTTGTATCTGACATACTTGCAGGTCTAAATGTTCCAATTATCTCAACCTGGTATGTAGCGTCTGAATAGGGGCCTACTAAAAATGTATAATCATCAAATGGGCAGAAATATTTAGGCTGCCCCACGATTTGCCAATAATGAAGATCCATACACAGCATCCAAAAATTCTTTTGTTGTCGGCAATAATGGGACTCTTGACCCAAGTTCTGGGTCCGTTGTCCCAGCCGGCGTAATGAGGTTTATTTGCTCTGCGACGACCAAAACACCGCCGCCCCATTCAACTCCAGCGAAATTTGACCCAGATGGGACAGAAATTATTCTTGTCCCGATTGGAATGTTATAGCTGGAATTGGCGACTGACGAAAAAAGAAAGTCAACTTCGCGATAAATCCTATTTTCGGCATAAGTTATCATTTGTGGCAAAATAGCCAAAAATGCCGAATCTGTCGGGTCGACAACGGCCAAAGTGGCAATCTGGCCTATGTAGCTTGTTGTCCCAGAAATAGTGCCATCGTAACTAACGCCAGTCGTCATCTTTCGCCCCGCTTGTTAGCGTTAGTTTACCATAAGACGGGCTCAAATGGCTACTTCTTGACCCATCCGCATTTTAGGGCCACCCCTACCGCATTGTGCTCACGGATCTGAGCTCGCGTCGGCGCCGTATCATGTCTTGAATAATATATGGCTCTAGCTGCTTCGCAAAAAGAAACGTGGTTAGTCTCTGATGAAAGGGTCGTCGACTGGCACGCCGTCAGGCTTACCAGCGACATCAGCGCGAACAGCCTCACGAGCAGCGATGGCAATTTGTGCCTCATGAGCTTGATCTTTCAAACTTTGCAATTGAGCCTGGGCTATACCCGACTGCACGAGCTGTTGCTCATGCAGCCAGTTAAATAAACTAACAACCGCAGACATGAGCCCGCTAAGGAGGCTTATGACTGTGGATATTAGAGCAGCACTCATTTGCCAGGAACGCCAGCAGTTGATGCGTCCTTAGCAGACACAAGGCCAATAGCCGCGAGGATCATAGCGATCTGCGATCCAGCGTCTGAAGGAATAGCCAAGCCCGGGACGTTGATCCCGAAATAATGCAGGACAACAAGCAGGGCCAGTAGAAGGCCAGAAGCTGTCGTTTTCCAGTTCGCCACGAAGTATGTCTGAATAAGATTACCCATTTTTCTCTCCTTTAACCAACATTAGCATATTGAAAATGCATGGAATCAGGCCTGTGAGCCCATGTTCCACCCCAGGTCCAACCCTCTGACTCAAACGCCTTTACTAATGGATTTTGATGAGTAAAGAACCCATGGCTTGACCCAAGAGGGTTGTGAGGAGCATCAAAATCAATAGCCAGACCATAGGCGTGCATAGACGTTGCCCGCAATCCACGCATTTGCCTGATCACCCAATCACCACTGAACTGATCAGCATGTATCTGGTGAATCTTAGCAGGGTCTTGATTACAAGCCGCCCAAGTCTTTTCAATGACATTTCGTAAACTGTCAGCAGCAATCTTATTAATTTTGATATATGGTATGTGAATATCGCCCATTACCAATTGCCATGGCGTCGTGACATGGACAATATTCTTCTCGCCCCATCCTGGAGCAGCAGGGTTGCCAAAAATGGAGGCACATTGTGATTGTTTTGGGATAGAACTCATTGTTATGTCTCTCATGTATCTTTATTTTTCCGGGATTGGCTCAACTTGTTTTGTCTGAAGATTTACGCGCCATTTTCCCCACTCTATAACACCCTCATATGTTATTGTCGGATTGCCAGAGTCAATTTCTGCCTGAACAGATTGAGCGTCTCCCCATCCAATATTAAGGATATCTCCAGTGATAGGATTATAGCGAATAAAATTCATCTTTTTAGTTCCGTTACTAAAAGAGATATTAATTGACCTCTACCAGCAGCATATGCAGAAAATGTGTAATTACCATCAGCCGGCGGAGAATAAAAAGTTAATAGAGTTGTATTAGCTGAGGCATAAGCTTGTGCTACTGATGTTATAACAGTCACGCCACTAATGGTATAAGCAGTAAATCCAATACCGTGTCCAACTGCTCTAATAGTTGTAGAATTATTAGTAAAATTTGCACCATTTACTAATGCATATAAAGTAGAATCTGATGGAGTAAGCCCTAAATCATCCCCTCCAGAATATGTTACCAATATACTAACGCGAGAAGTGCTTAATAAAGAAACAGAAGGCGTAGTAATCGCAGACCCAGCAGATGATGCAGTTCCCTGCACATATGCAGTATTAGAAACAGCATAATTTTGTATATTTGTAGTTTGAACACCACCAACTGTAATGTATTAGAGACAGCATAATTTTGTATATTTGTAGTCTCGACGCCACCAACGGTAATTTTATCAGTCGTAATTGCCTGAGCATTAATTGTTAATGTTGTAATTGCGTTGGCTAATATTTTATCTGTCGATATTGATCCAGCCGCAATTGTATCCGCCGTAACAGAGCCGGCAGCCAGTAGATTTGTTGTAATGGCGTTTGCTTGTATTTTACCCGTGGTTATTGCGCCATCAGATATTTTAGTGGTTGTTATGACGCCATCCGGCATCTTGGGTGCCGTTACAGCGCCGTCAGCAAGCTTCGTGGTGATTATCCCTTGGTCAATAAGTTGCGCTGTTGTTATAGCTCCGCTGGGTATTTTTGCAGTCGTCACAGCCCCATCAGCTATTTGAGCTGTATTAACACTATTTGGAGCAAGAGAAGCACCACTGATTTGGCTGGATAAAGTGAATGTGCCATCAGCATTGCCAACAAGAAGGTCGCCTTGAGCAGGCGTTGTATCTATGAGGATACTATTCCCCCACGTTGTGGCCGATACATTTGACATTATTTATCTGCTTTATTTTCTAACTTATCAAATATCTTTGCAAGCATGTCTTTTATTTCTTTCATATTATCAGAAAATTCATCTCTCCTGATATAAGTCGTTGGTAAATCTATCTCAATCTTTCTAATATCTGCCTGGAGGGCTTTAACAGCAGCCCAAAGTTCTCTAAAAAGCCAACCGGCAACCATAAGGACGGCGCCGGCACCTATGTTAACAACAGTTTGCGGTTCCATCACCAATCCTTTACGTTTTTTCGCCCATATACCACGCAAGATTATCTTTTAGCCGATCGTCATTTGGATCAAGCTCAACAGCAAGCCTGCCCTGCTCTAATGCAACGTCCTTTAATCCCAAATTCCAAGCGGCAAGGGCCGCCAAGTCATGCGGACGAGGCCCCCACACAATTGGGTCTACAGTATACACAAGTTCTCTATTTTTTATAGATAGTGCTCGCATCGCGGCGCCATAACATTCTTGCCATTGACTGCGCATATAATAGAGCGTGGCAAGATCAATCCAAGGCTCACGGGTATTAGGCGCCTCAGCAGCCGCCCGCATCCACCAAGCCTCAGCCTGCTCGAGGTCCCCTTTGCCTTCATAGCATTTCCCGAGAACTCTCATGGCGTATGATCTTTCATTGACCCATTGAGCGCCATGTAGACCAAGATACCGTTTTAGTTCCTCAATAGATTCGTCCCATCGAGCATAAAAAGATAGCTCTCTGGCATAATAAAAGGCGTTTCGTGGACATACAGGGTCTTCTTTGACCGATAACGCCAATAGGTCAAGATACTGCCCGCGACTCTTTGTTGGGTCTGGATAATGGCTGACAAGAAGTTTATCAGTGCAAGCATAAACCTCATTAATTCTTCCGTCCGGGACTGGATATTCATGACATGGATGGTGCCAATAATATCCATGACGGGCATGGATTTTCTGATAATTAAATTTAACGCCGCATCCCCAATTAAAGTAATACTGTAACCGAG